TCAAGGAACGGCTTTAGATGGTCAATTAGGTTCAACAAATGTAGATATATGTTCTACACAAACATCTGGGGTGTTAACCATTGGAAATAATGGATCAAGAACAGGAACATTAAGAATGGCTAGAGGTTTAACGGGAACATTAGAAATAGGGGCATCAACTAGCACTACTCAATTATATGGTAATACAATTACAATGAATGGTAATACAACATTTGGTAATAATATTACATGCACTGGAACTATAACAGGAACAACAAATTTGACTATACAATCAACATCAGGAAATTATTTATATTTAAATCCATCACTTAATGGAAATATAGTTTGTGGTTCTGTAAGTGGTGGAGGAACTAATTATATTTATTGTGCAGATTTAAATTTATCTGGAAATTTAAGTATGACTAATAAAATTCTTACATGTGGGAATATCAGTTCAAACGGGACATTATCAACAGGAGCAACAACAATTACATCATTAGTATGTAGTGGAACGGCGTCATGTGGTGCGACTACTGTTACATCATTAAATTCAGGTTCTGGATCAATTACAACAACAGGAACTATTTATGGTGGTAATATGCAAGCAACAGGATATATAACATTAACAGATCCGACTAATGGAAATCTTACAGCAGCCGCAACTGTTAGAGGTGATAAATTAACATCTGATTCATCAATAAATTTAGGTAGTTATATTATATGTCCTACATCTCCACCAACATTTTTAAATACAACATTAAATTATTATTATAATTATCCGGCAGTATCAACAACAGGTATTAATTCAACTGGATACCGATTTAATCCAACATCAAATACTGCAGGTGGAGTTAATTATTTTAAAGCGGGCAATTATGTTGTAAATTTAAATAGTGTAACAAGATATACAGGAGGTCCGACAGCGTGCACATATACTTATAATATTGGTATAGCATCTGGAACAACGACGGGAACTGTTACCACATCAACAGTTACAAATATTTCACCAGTAGGGCCAAGTATTGGACAAACATTATTAACAGGAGGTAATAATAATGATTCTTCTTCAAGTCATACATTATGTTTTACTTTATCAGTTGATTCATTCGTAAATTTATTTGTAAATTTTTCAGCTATATCAATTACATCGGGAACAGTAACATTTACAACATTAGGAACAGTTAGAAGAATAGGATAATTAAAAATAATTAAATATAATTAAATATAATATATTAATATATATAAAAACAAATTATATATATTATTTAATGGCATCATATTTACCCCCAACGGAAACATTACCGATTTTTGATAATACGGTATTTGATAGTAATAATACAACATTAACATATACAACAGCGAAGAAATATTTTGTGACTTATCCATTAGCACAAGGAACATCAACAATCACGGATTTTATAGCCGGAACAATATCATATTTATCACCCGCTTCAGGGTCATTTTTTAATATTGGAATAAACCAAGTATCAGGAGGGACTATTCGTATAGGTCCTACTGGTGTATCTGGTGTATCTGTTCACGCTGGTAACATCGATTGCACAAATAATACAATTAATAATGCTACTGATTCAGCATTAAATAATCTTTCACTCGGAAATTTACAAACATCAGGTGTATTAAATATTGGAACAGGTTCACGAGTATTATCAGGAAGTGGTGGAGCGATTAATATTGGAACTGGATCAGGTGCAATTGTAAACCCTATTAATATTGGTGGTTCTGGTTCATCTACTAATGTAGGTGGAACATTAAATGTTACTGGCCTTTCAACAGCAACTGGAGGTATAAAAACAGCATCAGTAGATACATTAACATCAGGTGGATATTTGGATATTGGTAATTCACAATTAGGAGCATCGATTTCAATCGGTCAAAATAAAACAAGTGGTTATATAACATTAGGAAATTCAGCAAATTCAGGTCAACAAGTCATTATAAATGCTCCAGCACTATATCATCAAGGTTCAACTTTTGAACAAGGTTTAACTTTATCATCAGGAAAATATATCACAACAGGTCATTCAGGAACTGTGACAGCCCCTACATCATCACAAGTAGGAGGGGTTGTTACTGGTTCTGATATAGCATCACAAACATTTCCATCAACTGGTAATATTACTAGTTGGGCTAGCATATCTATACCAGCAGGAACATGGGTTATTACAGGAACAAGACGATATGACAGTTCAGCAAATTCAACACGTATTTTATGGTCTCTTGGAACAAATTTAAGAAATAATGCAGGATCAACATCAGATTCAGATAATACATATGGTGTTACAAGTGCAGTATTAAATTCAACTAATAATTATGTTACACTTACAGGAACTGGATCATTTTTATCAGACACAACAGTTTATTTTAATATATATGCACAATATACATCAGCACCATCTATTTCAACAACTGGAGCATTATTAAAAGCAATTAGAATCGCTTAAAATTATATTTTAAATTGTTTAAAATATATAAACACAAAATTAATATATATAAATAATGCCTCCAAAGAAAAAAGTTTCTGATAATGGACAAATCATAAATTTTTATGAACATGTCCCAAAAAAATATTTAGAAGAAGTAGACAACCCAAATAAACATTTACATGATTTTGATCTTCCATTTCGCATGTGTATCGTCGCCCCTAGTGGTTCAGGTAAGACTAATTTTTTATTAAATTTAATTAAAGTATTTAGCCAAGGTAAGGGCACATTTGCAGACATTACAATTGTTACACGTAATAAAGATGAGCCATTATACAATTATTTAAGCGGTGAGTTTGAACAGATCCAAGTTAAAGAAGGTATGCATAATACACCTAAACTTGATGATATGGATAAAAAATATAATCATTTAGTTTGTTGGGATGATTTAGTTCTTTCAAAAAACTTAGGAAATGTAGAAGAATATTATATGAGAGCAAGAAAGAAAAACACCAGTGTATGTTTTTTAAGTCAGTCATATTATGATATTCCTAAATTTATTAGAAAAAATTCAACTTATTTAGTATTATTAGATTTAGGCGGATCTAAACGTGAGAAGACAGCTATAATGAACGAATGGGCGGGAGATCTTGATAAAGATGAATTAATGGCCGTGTTTAATGATGCGGTTAAAGAGAAGTTACGACCATTAATTATTACTGGTGGTAAATGTGACAGGAATAAAAAATATAGAAAGGGATTCTTAGACTACTATAATTTAGATGAATTTCTTAAAGATATTCCTAGAACGACGAAAGACGGACGTAAGAAGAAGGAAACTAAACCCAAACCTGAATCCGAATCCGAATCTGATTCTGACTAATACATAAAATATATTCCAATATTCCAATTTTAACCCCATTTTTGAAACTTATTATAATTAATTTAATATTATATAATAAGTTTGTAAAATCTTAATATTTTTGGAATTTTGGAATTAATAATATTTAAAAATAATATATAAAGATTAAGCTTAATATATAATTAATGAATAATATAATTAAGAATGAAATTATTAAATTAAAACCTAATATTTCAGAATCTAGTGTAAACACATATAATAGTATTCTTAAAAATTTATATAAAAATGTTTTTAAAGATACAGAAGTAGATTTAAAAAAGTTTGAAAATACAGGACCTATATTAAGTTATTTAAAAGACCTAGAGCCAAGAAAAAGAAAGACTATTTTAGCGTCACTAGTTGTAATCACTGATAATAAAAGATATCGTGATCAAATGTTAAAAGATATAGAAGAATATAGATCAGAAGAATCTAAACAAATTAAAAGTGATAAACAAAATGATTCATGGTTAGATAAATCAGAAATAAATGATATCTTTAATGACATGTCAACCAATGTAAATATTTTATATAAAAAGAAAGTCCATACAATGGCGGACTTGCAAGATATACAAAACTATATTATCCTATGTGTCCTATCTGGAATATTCATTCCTCCTAGAAGGTCAAAAGATTACGTGGATTTTAAAATCCGTGATATTGATATGGATAAGGATAATTACATCGACAAAAAAGTAATGGTTTTTAATTCTTATAAAACTGCGAAGACTTACCAACAGCAAGAATTAGCAATTCCACCCGAATTATTGAAGATATTAAATAAATGGATTAAAATTAATCCTACTGAATATTTATTATTTGATTCTAATAGTAAAAAATTATCAAATGTAAAGCTTGCACAAAGATTAAATAAAATATTTGGTAAAAAAGCATCGGTAAACCAATTAAGACATTCGTATTTAAGTGATAAATATCAAGATACAATTAAATTAAATAATGAGATGGCTAAAGACATGGTAGGGATGGGGACAAGTAGGAAACAAGAACAAATATATATAAAAAAGGATTAATATTATTATAATAATATGTTAAAACAATATTTATATTTATATGAAGATGGTAATAAACCATTTAAACGTAAAATAAAGGGTGGTGTGGTAGGCGATGACCCCACAGGAGTTGGGGAAAATAAAGATGATGAAGATATACCACCACCATTACCACAACCTGATGTAACACAAACAACAGGACTAAATATTACATTACCCCTACCAGTAACCCAAACAATAAGACCACCTCTTAGAATAACATTCTCAACACAAACAATAGGACCACCTATCATAGCACAATCGGGACAATTAGAACAATCAATAGTATCATCAACACCACAAACAACAATACAAGCAGTTCAAACAACACCATTACAAGCAGTTCAAACAGCACCATTACAAGCAGTTCAAACAACACCACCTGTAATAACGGAGGATGAAGAATATAAAAGAATAACGGATGAATTTAATCAACTTAGATATGACCCAAGACATTTAGATTATAAAGAATATCAGGATAAAATATATGATGATTATTTAAAAAATATAGATAAAATTCGTGAAAAATATCATCCACCTCCACCACCACCTCGACCAGAACCAAAACGAAAATTAAAACAATTCCCAGTAGTCCAAGCACCACCATTACAAGACACAGAAAAATTAGAGCTTGAAAGATTAGATGAAATATATAAACCTTTTATAAATAATACTTATTTTAAAAATTCTGATCCAGATGATATATTTGATATTGGTGGTCATACAGTAAAATATACCGGTGATATTCAATTAAAATTGTTAGATGAATATAATTATTTAAAAAATGAAATTCATAAAAAATATAATCCACCACCACCACCGAAAATAAGTATACCAAGTTATATAACTGATATTCAACAATCAGTTTTAAGAGATACAATTAATGAAATATGGAACTCAATAAAATATAAAACAGGTGAATTAATTGAAGATTTAACGACAGGTATAGATAATACAGGTAAAACAATTAATAAATTTGGTGAACAAATTGGATCATATTTTAATAGACCAGAAATAACTGATAATTTATCATTAGAAGATAAATTTAAAAAATTTAATGAAGATCAAAAAGAAATATTATATAATAAATTATACGATATTGGATATAAAAAGAATCATGATGAAATATTAAAAATGATTATAGATTTAGATGAATTTGAGAGTAATCCACAATATCAACATAATTTAAAAGTATTGAGAGGTGAAATAAAAGGGCCATTAATAAGAATGGATCGTTATATGGAAGAAAATTTAAAGAAATTAGATGTTTTTCTCCAACAAATTTATTGAATGAATCATCAAATCAATTATCATCAAACAATATTTTTACAAAACAAAGTTCTTCTCCAATTATGTTTAAAACTGTGCATGATGAATTTTCAAAAAATGTATTTAGTAATTTACAAAACCAATTGCCTCATAAAGTTGAAAATGATTT